AAAATCTGTGCTACAGCAGGTATTCCTAAACCATCGTGGTTATTTAGAAATCCACAATTCAAAGCAGGTTATGGAACTTATTCCATTGAATCTGTAGTTCCAGAGAATTATTCTCAACCAGTTGCACCTCAAGTGCAAGCTGTTCAAACTGTTGAAACTGTTCCAGTTCCAACATCTACAGTTGGTGTAAATGTTCTCGATGAGAATATTTCAGTTATCCCATCGATTATGGATAACTATGTTCCTTTTGGTCACTTCAAAGACCCTAAGTCAATCCTCAAGTCTGGTATCTTCTTTCCAGTATTTATTACTGGTTTGAGTGGTAATGGTAAGACTTTGATGGTCGAACAAATTTGTGCAAAACTCAAGAAGGAGTTATTCAGAGTTAACATCACCATCGAGACAGATGAGGATGATTTGATTGGTTCAATTACTCTAATCAATGGTAACATAGTCTTCAAAGAAGGCCCTGTTCTTAAAGCAATGAGAAAAGGTGCAGTGTTACTTCTTGATGAGGTTGACCTTGCATCAAACAAGATTATGTGTTTACAATCCATCCTAGAAGGTGGTGGTTACTTAATCAAGAAGACTGGTGAGTTTGTAAAACCAGCAGAAGGGTTTACAGTGGTTGCAACTGCAAACACTAAAGGTAAAGGTTCTGAGGATGGTAGATTCATTGGAACTAATATCTTGAACGAAGCATTCCTTGAAAGGTTTGCAATTTGTCTTGAACAAGAATATCCACCAGTGACTACTGAGAAGAAAATTGTCAAAGGTGACTTTGCAATTCTTGGTGTCAATGATGATGACTTTGCAGACAAGCTTGTAGACTGGGCTGATGTTATCAGAAAATCTTTCTACGAGGGTGCAGTTGATGAAGTGATATCAACTAGAAGATTAGTTCACATTGCAAAAGCATACTCAATGTTCAACGACAAGTTGAAGTCCATTGAGGTGTGTCTTGCAAGATTCGATGAAGACACCAAAGCATCCTTCCTTGACCTTTATACTAAGGTTGATGAAGGTGTCAATCCTTTGGGTGATGAGTTAGAATCAGATACAGTTCAAGAGGAGAATGTCAAAGATGACTTTACAATCTAAGACCTCACTAGAGTCATCTAGTTCTCCTCGACCTTGTGCTTTATGCACAGGGTCATATGAGGGTCATGGAAACAATCCACAACCAATTCTTGAAGATATCAATGATAGAGTTTGTGATGATTGTAATTGGAATAAAGTTATCCCAGCAAGGATGAGGAGTTTTGATAATGGGTGAATACGATTATAGAGTGCAAAGACAAAAAGTCTTATTAGAAGCAGAAGAATGGGCAGATGGTGTCAAATCTATTCATGTGCATGGAATAACATCTATGTATTATGAAACTGCTGAGTCAAAAGCAGACATTGAAAAGAATGGACAAGTCACTGATACAGAATATAACAGTGGACTTATTGTTAGGGAAAGAAATGGTAAAGAAGTTTGCACCTTTGGAATTAGAAAAACTGGTGATGACTTAATAGATGCATATCTTACAGGACAAGCATTATGAGTAGAGAAATTCACAAAGAAACTGCAACTACAGTAGGAACAGGGTTGATGATAAACTACCCTCTTAATGTATTTTTGTTGTTTCTTTTTATAGATGTATTTGCATGGAATAATACTTTTTTAATCGGAACAGTGGTTACAGGTATTATTACAATAGTTGCATATACTAGAGTTTATACAATTAGAAAATGGTTTAATAATAGGGGCTGAATGCTCGGGCAGGGACAGGAAAACGATAGACAACAAATTGAACACTATTTAACACGCGATTGTGTTGCAACTGTTTTCCATCCCGCCAGATTTTAGGAGTTATTATGAAATGTCAAGGTTATCCAAATATGGTGTTTAAAGGAACACTTCATAATGAAGGTCATTCAGTAACTTTTAATATTGAAGATGATTATGTTGAAGTGACTAATACTAATGGTGCAATGATATCTGTTAAAAAAATAGATATTGATAAAGCAATCGAAGAACAAAAAGATTTACTAAAATG